CATGAACGCTAATATAGAGCAAACAGTCTTACGCAATGTTCTTACCAATGAGAAGTTCATGCGTAAGGTTTTACCGTTTATAAAACCAGAATATTTCGATGGTGTATACCGTCAATTATTTAAAGAGGTTGCAAAGTATGTTGCTAAGTATAACCGGCTTCCTACGCAAGAGTCCTTTAAGATTGAAGTAGACCAATCGGATAAATTTAATGATGAGCAGTACCAACATGCCGTAGAGATTATCCCTAATATATTCGCACATGAAGCTATCGATGATAAATGGTTATTTGATACCGCTGAAAAGTGGTGTCAAGATCGTGCTGTGTATAATGCCATTATGGAGAGTATAAGTATCATTGATGGTAAACATAATACCTTAACTAAGAACTCTCTACCTGACATTCTTACTCAGGCTTTGGCAGTTTCCTTTGATACGAACATTGGTCACGACTATATTGAGAATGTAGCTGAACGGTATGACTTTTATCATGAGCAGGAGGAAAGAATCCCATTTGACCTAGACTTCTTTAATAAGATTACAAAAGGTGGATTACCCAATAAGACGCTTAATATTGCTCTCGCGGGCACGGGCGTGGGTAAATCTCTTTTCATGTGTCACGTTGGTGCTGCAGCATTAAGCGAAGGCAAGAACGTCTTGTACATTACAATGGAGATGAGCGAAGAGCGTATTGCTGAACGCATTGATGCAAACCTTTTGGATGTGCCGATTGACCAACTAGAAACCTTATCCAAAGATATGTTGGTCAGTAAGGTTTCACAGATTGCTGCTAAGACAAATGGTAAATTAATTATAAAGGAATATCCTACAGGTCAGGCTCACACGAATCACTTCAGGGCTTTATTAAACGAACTAAAGCTTAAGAAGAACTTTGTACCTAGTATTATCTTTATTGACTACTTAAATATCTGTGCATCAGCACGTATGAAAGGAATGGGAGGATCTATTAATTCTTACTCATATATTAAAGCTATTGCCGAAGAGATCCGGGGACTTGCAGTCGAGTTCAACGTTCCGATTATCTCTGCAACGCAGACGACGCGTTCAGGTTATTCTAACTCGGATGTTGGGCTTGAAGACACGTCTGAGTCTTTTGGACTACCCGCAACGGCGGACTTAATGTTTGCTCTTATATCGAATGAAGAGTTGGCAGCAGATAACCAGATTATGGTTAAACAATTAAAGAATAGATATAATGACCCTAACGTAAATAAAAGGTTCTTGGTTGGGGTTGATAGGTCTAAGATGAAACTATACGATTCAGAAGGATCCACGGATTTGGTAGACGACACACCTACATTTGATAAAACAGAAATGAATGAACGATTTAAGGAGTTTAAATTATAATGGCTAGATCATCAATGAAGACATCTGGGTTTGGGGTAACTCCCTTAGATAAGATGCTAAATAAACAACGAGCATTTCAAAAAGGTAAAACTGTGGTCTATACAGTTCCCAATCCAAATAGGGAAGAAACTAATAAGCCGTTTATTAGGGTAAGGGTTTCACCGCAATCTGGAAATAAAAAACCAAAAGAGGTATCATAAGTACATGCATGCAAAGCTTATATCCTATAGCCAACCCGGCGGTCGTATCCACGCAGGCGAACCGGCTTACAAGGGATTGGATAACATCCAAGACCTCATTGCGTACGCAGCGCGTGTCTCCAATCCAGCGAACCAGGCTAACACCAAAACAACGCCAAAGCTACTTGACTACCTCATCAAACACAAGCACTGGTCACCATTCGAAATGGCATCAGCCTGTATCGAAATCGAAACAACCAGAGACATTGCCCGTCAGCTCCTCCGCCACAGATCATTCTCATTCCAGGAGTTTTCTCAGCGGTATGCTGACATCCGCGATCTTGATGATAATTTTGTAATACGGGATGCTCGTTTGCAGGATCCAAAGAATCGCCAGAACTCTATTGAGAATGACGATAATGATTTACAAGAACGCTGGGCAGAGATGCAGGGTGATGTTATTGCCTGTGCGAAAGCCGCATACAACTGGGCGATAGTAAATGGTATTGCCAAAGAGCAAGCACGAGCAGTACTGCCGGAAGGTAACACAGTCTCTCGGTTATATGTAAATGGTACTATTCGTAGCTGGATTCATTACATCGAATTACGCTCGGCAAATGGCACACAAAAAGAACATATGGAATTAGCCCGGGCAGTGGGAAAAGCTATTGCCCAAATTTATCCTAAATCGCTAGAATTTATTCAGGAGGAGTAGACATGGGAAAGCATCTATCTACATTCTATAAAGACGATCAATCAGAATATTGTGAAATACATATTGACTTTAAGGAAGAATTGCTTTATATTAAATATTATAAAGAAAATTCATCTATTTGGTTTCATAAAGAAGAATTTCCAAATAAGTCGCATCGTTATGTAGAAGATGCAGCTGAAAACTGGGCACTGGGGATTAAAAAGATCGATCCCCAGTACGATGGAACATTACTTTAGTGTTTACAATATTAGATAATTGTATTATAATGTGTTATATGAAATTAGGAAAGGTAATCCATGTCAGAAAATTGGGTAGCAGATATTAACAAAATGCACGATAAGTTCGGCGTGCACGATTGGTTTCAAAAGAACCGTGGCAATAAAGAACTAATGCAAACTTATCTTCGCTTTCGCCTTAATATGGTCGAAGAAGAACTAAATGAAACACGTGATGCTATTGATAGTAAAGATCCTGAAGAGATCGTAGATGGCTTAATTGATCTATGCGTTTTTGCTATTGGTACACTGGACGTATTTGGTGTGGATGCGTGGAAGGCTTGGAACGAAATCTATTCAGCTAATATGGCTAAAGATGTAGGAGTAAAGCCAGGTCGTCCAAACCCATTTGGATTACCGGATCTAATTAAGCCAGATGGTTGGGTTGGTCCAAGCCACTCTGGTAATCATGGTGATGTGCCATTAGCTGTTGGAGATTAATATGAAAGAGTCATTGAAGATATTACAGCGTGCTGCTGAGATCCAGAGCCAAAAAGGTAATGACTACCAGAATCCAAACTCTCGTGTTCGTCAGGCTATGTACTATCCACGTGGATGTGCCACTATCCTAGACATTATGACTGGCAAGATGCTTCGCCTACAGTCTGTTATGGAGTCTATGGAATTAGATGCTGACTATAACCCTAACTTTGAGTCATTAGAAGATTCCATTGTCGACCTTATCAACTATGCTTCTTTCTTCGGTGCGTATATGAAAGGTGGCATTGATGGTCAAGATCCTAACCATGACTTTCTAAACCGTCCGTCTAAAATGCCTAGTCAGGATCAAAGCGAATGAAGATATTACTAACAGGACATGAAGGGTGCGTTGGATCGCACCTTTCTCGTTTCCTAGAGGGTAAAGGCTACACGGTAACACCCTTTCAAGGTGATATTCGGGATAGGAATAATTGGGACTCTTATACCTATCCCAATCCAGAAGATCGCAGTCAAAAATGGGATTCCCTAATTCACTTAGCAGCTATACCTGGTGTCCGCAGATCTTTTGAAGAACCGGAATTTTATTATGATAATAATGTAAACGGTACTCGCCTAGCCTTAGAGTTTGGTGCAGAAAATTGTCACCGACATTTGTATGCTTCGTCTTCCAATGCGTATGAGTGGTATGGTAATCCATATGCTGCTACTAAGAAAATGTGTGAAGTAATGGCACACGACTATCCTAATTCAAAAGGTATGCGATTCCATACAGTGTGGCCAGGCCGTGATGATATGTTATATAAAAAGCTTGAACGTGGTGAGGTAACCTATATTAATGCTAACCATCACCGTGACTGGATCCATGTAGACGACCTTTGTAATGCCATTTGGAAAATTATGATAAACTTTCCTAATATTGTTGAAAGAGTGCTGGACATTGGTACAGGTAAATCGTTTAACGTACTAGATATGGCAACGAAACGTTTTAATTGGAAAGGCGAGATTCGTAAAGAGAATCCTGTCGGTGAAAGGGTACACACAAAGGCAAATGTTAAATACCTACATCGTTTAGGTTGGCAACCTAAGAACAATATTATTTAAACTTTTTCAGATAAAATGAATTTAGGGGGTTTACAACGCTGTGGTAATAGTGTAGTATTATCTTGTATATAAGGCTAAATAACCATGAAATATAAAATAATAAACACAGCGAGCGGGTTAATTACCATGGGAATAGCAGCAGGAATAGTTGCGGCGGCGATGGCACTTCGTCCCGACGTAGATAACGAACAGCATAAATGTATGGCCCTAAACATTTACCATGAAGCACGTGGTGAAGTTACAGAAGGCCAAATAGCAGTAGCACAAGTTACTGTTAACCGTGTCCAAGATAAACGTTGGCCCAATACTATTTGCGATGTAGTATATCAAAATAAACAATTCAGTTGGACACATATGATTAAGAATCATAATCCTACTGATGACAAGGCTTGGAGAAAGGCCCAGGTTATAGCACGGGACGTTATGCTGGGCAACGTAGAAGATCCATCATTTGGTGCAAATCATTACCACGCTAATTGGGTTAATCCAATTTGGGCAAAAGAAATGAAACTAGTCCGGGTAATAGGTTCACATTTATTCTATGAGTGAGGACTTATATGTTAGCCCGTGTATTCAGGTCTGTAAAATCGGACAGAATAGGACGTGCACTGGGTGCGGCAGAACGATAGATGAAATAACAGAATGGGCTTCATACACACATGAGAAACGTATGGAGATAATGAGGAGACTTGGATATGGAAAAAGAAAAAAACGTGGATATTGATTACAAATTTAATGAAGCAGAACTAGTTAAAGAATTTAAAGAATATATTGATAGCACGTACGGTCAACACTATGCAAAAGAAAAATTCCAGGCTACCGAGTTTATTATTGATGGCGGTCACGGTACAGGCTTCTGTATCGGCAATGTTCTTAAGTATGCTCAGCGCTACGGCAAGAAAGGTACTTCTGCCGATGCTCGCAAAGACTTAATGAAGGTATTACATTATGCTCTTATCGGACTCTACATTCACGATAACGAATAGTGATTATTAAGTCACAAAACAAAAATATAGTTTTTGGGGATTTACAATCTTAATGATAAATGATTAAATATAGCCGTAGATGTTATAAAGTTTATTTGGACTCCGGGGCGGTACCGGACGCCTCCACCACAAGTACATAAGGTGTATTTCTGATGGGGGCGAAATAGGATTCGACAGGTAGGCAAGTTTACAAAAAGTAAATGCAAACGATAATTTTGCACCATCTGGTTTTGCTCTAGCAGCATAAACACAGGGAGCTGGCCACTTGCTTAGCAACAGAAAAGTGGCACCACTTATAATGTTTTCAACTCAATCTAGGAAAAGTAAAATGAAAATCGCAGTAATCGCAACAGCAGCAACCCTTTTGGTTGCAACACAAGCATCAGCAATTGACCTTGGTAACGGTCTTTCAGCTGGCGCAGAAGTAGATATGAACTACACCACTGGCACAGAAGTATGGGCACTTGAAGCAACCCCTGAAGTAGGTTTGGGCCTTATGGGTACGGACGTAACCGTTGGATCCACATTTGATCTAATGAATCTTAATGGCGATGATGTATTTCAAGGTTTGGATTTTGCAGCGGAATATGCCGTCGGCACTACAGGCCTGACTGCATACGGTGAAGTTAGCACTGACTCAGATTTTGAGTTTGGTGACGTTAAAGTGGGTGCGAAATTCGCATTCTAATACGTATAAATAAAAAACTATAGGGTCACTACTTAATAAGTGCGCGGGGGGCCATGGTTAGCTCCCCATTTTTATTGAGAAAGGATATACTATGAAAAAATTATTATTAGCTTTAGGATTAATTTCTAGTCCTGTATATGCAGATATAGTTCAAATTAATATCCCCTGTGATCCAGCACCTGCCGTGATGGATATAATGGCACAATATAGAAACGCATTGTTGCTTCAAGGAACTGGAGTTATTAAATCTAAGGATGGTAAAGCTTTTACTGCCCCTACCCAAATATTTATAAATCAAAATACCGGCACGCTGGCCGTTGTAATAACTTTTCCCAATCAGGATAAACCTCCCATGTCTTGTCTAGTTATTGCAGGGGGAGAATGGGAGCCATACGGAGGCCGGCAGCCCTGGGATGAAAAGAAAAAAGACGGATTATAATGTGGATTTTATTATTTGTCTATATGTATGATGCTAAGCCTTATGTAGAAGAGCATAGTAGGCATAATACCATGGTAAAATGCTTTCAAGCTAGAGAAGCCTTAGGGAAAGAATTAACTAACCGTTACGGATACTTTGACCCTGGCCAGCAAGCTATTTGTGTTGAATCAGTTTAAATTTAAAATGTTATAAATAGAGGTGGAAATGGAGTATAACATGATAGATAAGTTATTTGGAATTTTGGTACTAGTAGTCTGTGCGTTCTTTGCACAGACAAGTTTTGCACAAGATGTTGAATGCCCGGAGGGATATGTTTGTACATTATCCGGTACGGATTCTAACATTACT